CCTAAATACGATCAGACAGAAGCCAAGCGCGGAGTTAAATACTCCACTAGCCCGTCTAAGCCTAACAAGCGTGGCTTCGTATCCCTTGCTCGTATTATTAACAGTTCCGCCGGTGGAGCAATATACGAGACAGCAGGTCGCAAGAACCCGACAGGACAACCATCTCAAGCTTCTACTCGCGGAGTCTTTAGCGATTATATTGATACATCAAACAAAGTTAACAAGTCGCTTAACCCTAACGCTGGAAAGCAATTTATCGCCCGCGCTAATTCTTTAAGCGGCTTAGTTAATGCTCGCCCGCGTCAAGAAGGACAGGTTGGCAGATCGACCCGCAAGATGACTGGTCGCGTAATCTTCAAAGCATTTGCAGAAGATCAAGGCAAAGTAACTGCTGCCGTTATTAAAGCAATAGAAAACTCAGCGGGCAAGTTTAGATCAAGAACGGATGGCAAATAATGGCTGATCTAAAGATAGATATTGCCTCGGTATTCTCTGGCAAAAAGGCTTTTGCCGATGCTAGTAAATCAACTATAGGACTTAATAATCAAGTTAAGACGCTATCTAAATCTTTTCTCGGCTTATTTACCGCTCAACGCTTAGCTCGATCCCAATTTAATGCAGCCAAAGCTTTTGCAGCAGATGACAAAGCAGCTCGCGTTCTCAGTCGATCATTAAATAACTTAGGCTTGGCTTATGCTGATCCAGCAGTTAAAACCTTTATTGCTGACCTCGAAAAGCAGTTTGGTGTTCTTGATGATCAACTGCGCCCAGCCTTTCAGCGTTTACTTACTACTACTGGAGATGTCGCTAAATCTCAGTCTTTGCTTAAAACAGCGCTTGATCTGTCAGCCGCAAGTGGAATAGATGTCGTAACCGTTGCAGGAGATTTATCAAAAGGTTATGTAGGTCAGACTCGCGCACTTGCTAAGTACGGTTTGGGCTTAACGCAAGCACAACTAAAAGGTATGAAGTTCGAGGAAGTCCAGGCAAAAATTAACTCGCTGTTTGGTGGTCAGGCTGCTGTAGCAGTAGACACTTATTCTGGTAAGTTTAATCGCCTAAATGTAGCGATTGCTAATGCTAACGAAACTTTAGGTAAAGGTTTTCTGGAAGGTTTAACTGCAATAGGCGGCGGCGGAACTAAAGGGTTTGACAACACATTAGGTTTTATTGAAGATTTATCTCAAGCTGCTGCTAAGTTTCAAAGAAACTTCGGCGTGGGAGTTGGTCAATTCTTAGCAATACTCCGCGGAGACTTTGCAGCTGTTAAAGCATTGGGTGAAAGTGCTGGCAAGTCTGCACCCTTTATGGGCGCTATTCCGTCAATCCAAACAGAATTAAATAAAAAAGCGGCTTGGGATCGTATTGATCAATACAGAAAAGAAAATGCTTTACAGGCTAAATTATTGGCTGCAAAAAAGGCTGAACTCAAAGCTGCTAAAGAAGCTAATGCACTAAAAAAGGCTGGCACTTTATTTGATCAGCAGCAGACTTCCGTTATTGCAGCCCTTAAAGGCAAGATTACAGACGAGGAAAGAGTTCGCTTAGAATTACAATTAGCAATTCTTACCGGCAACTCAACAGAGGCTTCTAAACTAGCTGGTCAACTTGCTAAATCTCAAGGATTGACGGCAGACTTAGTGGCTTATCTAAGAGACTTGCCAGATGCTAAGAACCCATTTTCTGCTTGGGCTAGTTACCTTAATGCGATTGAGGCTCAGGTTAAGAGAATTGCAGTAGGCGGAACTACTGGCGGCGGCACAGCCGCAGTAACCGGCACATCAATGTCTAACGGCAACGGAATGTTTGATCCAAGCGACTTCCTGCCACAAACTCCAGGCGGCAAGTTAGGTGCTGGATTTAATCAACCTGGAACGGTTATAGTCAATGTTGCTGGATCAGTCGTATCAGAGGGAGAACTGGTCGATGCAGTACGCAATGGCTTGATCAACAGTTCATTAAGCGGAGCAGGTTCTCTGGTTGCTAGACGCACAGGTACATTCGCAACGCTATGACCCTGCCTGCTCAAATATCCGTATCCTTCGACTTCACCAGCGGAGCAACTTTCGGTTATCCGTTTACTATTGGCGATGCTAAATACGGCGTACTGGGTACTGGCACACTAGCTGCGACAACTACTCCAGAGCCAACGGTTGATTTAACTCCAGATGTTTACTCGATCAGCATTAAGCGCGGCCGCAATATCATGCGAGATACTTATGAGGCTGGCAGTTGCATAGTTAGAGTCCTCGATCCTCTGTCCTACTTTAATCCTCAAAACACTTCATCTCCTTATTTTGGTTTCCTAACTCCGCTTCGCAAGCTGCGCGTATCAGCAACAGTAAATAATGTTGGCTACTTCTTATTCTCTGGCTATACAACTGAATATAAGTACACCTATCCTCAGAACCAAGAGACTGGCTATGTAGATATTGTCTGCACAGATGCTTTCAGACTGATGCAACAGGCAAGCCTTACAACGGTGGCAAGCGCTACAGCAGGACAAGCTACTGGCACACGCATAGGTAAAATTCTAGATCAAGTCTCTTGGCCAGCCTCAATGCGAACCATAGATACCGGCGATACAACCTGCCAGGTTGATCCTGGTACTTCTCGGACTTCCCTTGATGCGCTAAAGAATGCAGAGTTCTCCGAGCAAGGCGCGTTCTATATTGACTCAGAAGGCACAGCCAACTTCCTAAGTCGCACTAATGTAATCAAAAAGTATGGCGAGACTCCTATTGAGTTTGATCAGACTACTGGCATTCCTTACACAAACCTGGTGTTTGCCTTTGACGATAAGTTAATCATTAACAGCGCAGGAATGACTATTGTTGGCGGCACACAGCAGGTGGCAGAGAATGCAGCTTCTATCGCTAAGTTCTTTTCGCATCAACTAAACGAATCTAAGCTGGTTGCTCAGACAGATGCAGATGCCCTAAATATAGCCAGGATTTATGTAGCAACTAGAGCCGAGACTACGATCCGCATCGATGCTATGACTGTCGATCTTCTTGATCCAGATGTACCAACTGCAACTATGCTGGCTCTGGATTACTTTTCAAACCTAAAGATTACAAATGTTCAGCCAGATGGCTCAACTATCGTTAAGACACTACAAGCGCAGGGGCTTGACTGGAATATAACGCCTAATTCCATGAAGGTAACTGTTACAACACTAGAACCAATAATCGAGGGCTTCATCATAGGCTCGGCTGTATCAGGTATAATCGGCACATCTATCATGGCGTACTAGGAGATATAAATGGCAACAGGTTTTCCAGCAATTACGGGCGATGTCCTTAGCGCGGCTATGTACAACGGGCTAGTGGCGTTCACGCTCAACGCCCAGACAGGCACAACCTACACAACCGTCATAGCCGACTCGTATCAGACTTTAATTACCCAAAGCAACGCTTCAGCCAACGCTATTAAGTTGCCTACTAACGCAAATGTGGCTCATCCGATAGGCACAGTAATCACAGTTCTCAATATCGGCGCTGGCCTTTGCACAATCTCTGCTGTAACCCCTGGTACTACAACAGTACTTTCAGCCGGTGCAACCGCAGCTAGTCCTACGCTGGCTCAGTACAAATCAGCAGCCTGTATCAAGACTGGCACAGATGCTTGGTATGTCGTAGGGGCTATTGCGTAATGCTTAATCTTTTAACTGCAATTAATAATCCAGCAACTCCAACCGTTGCAAATGTGGATTATTTAGTTATTGCAGGCGGCGCTGGCGGTGGTGGCACAGCAGGCGGCCGCGCTGGTGGCGGTGGCGGCGCTGGCGGTTTCCTCACTAGCACAGCATTTTCAGTATCTTTAAACAGTCCTCTAACGGTAACAGTCGGCGCTGGTGGTAATGGTGGCATTGCTTTAGCGGTAGCGAGTAATGGTAGCAATTCAGTATTCTCATCTATTACCTCAACAGGCGGTGGTTACGGTGGTGGTGAAGCCAACGGCGTAACTGGTGGTTCGGGCGGCGGTGGTTCTGCCAACTATACTGGCGGTTCTGCAACAGCATCTCCAGCGCAAGGTTTTGCAGGCGGTAATGGTGGTCCGGCAAACACAAACTTTACTGGCGGCGGTGGCGGTGGTGCTAGTGCAGTTGGAGTTGCTGGAATAGCAGCAACGGCTGGCGCTGGCGGTGCAGGTTCATCTAGTTCTTATTCTGGATCATCAGTAACTTACGCTGGCGGTGGCGGCGGCGGTGTCTATAATGGCGCAAACAATGGTGCAGGCGGCGCTGGCGGCGGTGGCGCTGGTGGTAATAACTCATCGCCTAACGGAGTCGCGGGAACGGCTAATCGCGGCGCTGGCGGTGGCGGCGGCGGCAACGCTGGAGTATTAGCCTCTAACGGCGGCAACGGCGGTTCTGGTTTTGTTGCAGTTCGCATGCTTCTTGCTAACTCTGCCACATTTTCAGGCGGTGTAACCCAAACTTCTACAACAGATGCGACCTATCGTTATTACAGAATAACAGCAGCAGGCGTATCAGATACGATGACGGTTTCATAATGGCACACTACGCATATTTAGATGAACATAACATTGTTACTGCTGTCATTGTTGGCAAAGATGAAACAGAACTCATAAACGGTTTAGATACTGAGACTTATTATGGCGCGAAACGCACCTCTTACAATGGCAACATTCGTTACAACTACGCAGGTATCGGCTTTACTTACAATGCAGATGCAGATGCTTTTATCGCACCTAGACCAGAATGCGGTCATAAAGAACTATTTCTAAACGATAAATATCGATGGAATTGCCAAGGCTGTGAACTTCAGGCGAAAAAGTTATTAGATGAAGCCTAAATTATCTAAAGCAGCAGCGCAACTACGGGAGCAATTTGATGACTGTTTCAGCGATCGTGATCGCACCTCGGATGGCTGGATCGGTGATAGTCGCCACGCAGCTCGTAAGTCTGACCATAATCCAGATGAGCAAGGCTGGGTTCGTGCCATTGATGTTGACCGCGATCTATCCGGCAAAGCTAAGCCCGACCTCATGCCCGATGTGGCAGATCAACTTCGTATCTTGGCAAAGTCTGATCGTAGAATCTCATATCTTATCTTTGACTCAAAAATCTGTAGCGCTAAATCCTTATGGCGTTGGATTCCGTATAAGGGAATCAATAAGCATGCTCATCATGCACACATATCTTTCACTCGCAAAGGCGATGAAGACGGCTCGTTCTTTAATATCCCATTACTAGGAGCAACTAAATGAATATGAAGCATCCAGCAGTTATCTCAGTCGGCGCATTCTTATGCGTATGGGGCACAACCTCTAACTTCGCCCTGGACTATCGCGCCATCCTTGGCTCAATCGTTGCCGGTATCTTTGGGTATGCCACCCCTAAAAAATGACGGCTCAGGATTATGCTGCTCTTGCAGTAGCGATCGCCACGGTTCTGGGTGGTGTTACTGCGATGCTGCAATTCATGGTCAAACACTATTTAGCGGAGCTGAAGCCGAATAGCGGTACATCGATGAAGGATGCAGTAAATCGTTTAGAGACACGCGTCGATAAAATCTACGAAATCCTCTGCGATAAGTCAAACTAATCCTATGACGCGCAAAAGAGTTATAGACCTTGAGGACTACTCAATGCTAGAGACTTATTGCATTGGGTTAAACGAGTACTGGAAAAGCCTAAAGAAGGCTGGCTTTGCTGACGATATTGCTATGGCGATATTGCTTGAGCCTTTGACTTACCCAGCAACTATCCTGCCAACTCCTAACTGGCTGCCAAACCTTCCCGACCGCATCCCCTATGACGATGACGATGAGGATTAACAATGAAGCGCACCGTAATAGTTCCAGACTTACAAGTCCCCTATCACGATGAAATAGCAGTAAGAAATGTTGCAGCTTTTATTAAGGCGTACCGCCCCGATAGCGTCATTACTTTGGGAGATGAAATCGATCTTCCACAGATCAGCCGATGGACAGAAGGAATGCCAGGCTGGTTCGAGCAAACACTCGGAGACGATCGAGACCAAGCAGTAGAAGTTTTATGGTCTTTGGTAGAGCATTCTAAAGAAGCGCACATGATTAGAAGCAATCACACAGACAGACTTTACAATGTGATTATGAAGAAAATACCGGCATTCCTAGCGCTGCCAGAGCTGCGCTTTGAAAAATTCTTAAAACTTGATGAACTAGGTATTACTTACCATAAGAAGCCTTATGCCTTTATGAAGGGCTGGGTAGCAGTCCATGGGGATGAGCAGGGCATTAACCCTAATGCGGGTCTTACAGCCCTTGGAGCAGCCCGCAGACACGGTTTAAGCGTCATCTGTGGACACACACACAGAGCAGGTCAGTCAGCCTTTACAGAGGCATCTGGGGGCAAAATAGGGCGTATCCTGCGAGGCGTAGAGGCTGGACATCTTATGGATGTACGGCTGGCTGGCTATACAAGGGGCACAATGAACTGGCAGCAAGCATTTGTGCTTATCGAGGACACGCAAGTAACCCTAATTAACCTTGAGAAGGATGGCACTTTTGTAGTCCACGGAAGGCGCTATGGAAGGGCTAGATGATTTTCCCGAGATAAATCCTACAGTTGATGATTTTATTGATGACCAAGAATTGTTACCGTTTCGTTATACAAGACACCGTAAATCTGTCTGATATTTATGCAACACTTATGCCAAGAAGCTGCGAAGGGCGCAGCGGAAGGGCAGTAAATGAGTACATTACAAATAATCATCCTGGCATCTTGGTTTTTGATGTTCTTTATGGGGTACAAAATCGGTCATAGAGACGGTTACATAGTAGGGCGCAAAGCAGTACGCAAGCACTATGAGCAGCTAGATCAGGTCAGAGTATGAAGCATGCAGAAATCCTACAGAGTGCAACAGACCTTTATCAGGAACGCGGATTACATTATGGTCATCCAAGCGACAACATGGCTAGAGCAGCAAGACTTATCAGCGCCTATCTTGAGATGCCGGTTGAGGATTACCAGGTTGCAGTCATACTCGCGCTTGTTAAGATCGGAAGAACCCTTGAAGATGCACAGCGCATCGACAGTTGGATCGACTCCGCGTCTTATCTTGCCATCGCTGGTCAACTAGCGACAGAGGAGAGTGAACTTTATGTTTAACTTAGAGGATTATGAAACAGTCGAGGAACGCCTAGTTAAGTTTTGGAAGGAACATCCTGATGGCCGAATATCTACTACGATTATTGAGCACACCCTTCAACGCTTTATTGTACAAGCTGCTATATATCGAACTGAAGTGGATGCAAACCCTTGGACAACTGGGTACGCAGAGGAAACTGTATCAACGCGAGGAGTTAATTCTACTTCGGCGCTTGAGAACTGCGAGACAAGTGCGATCGGTCGTGCATTGGCTAATGCAGGTTATGCTTCGAAAGGCAAACGCCCTAGCCGCGAAGAAATGGCAAAGGTCAAAGCAACAGAGCCTAGAGGCTTTGCAGAGAAGTTAACAGAAAAGATAATGATGCCGGTTGAGGCTGATGCCTGGACTGTAAAGGCAGTTGCTCCAGCAGCTAGTGCAGCAGAAGCGGTTGCATTAGTTCAGGATGTATTAGGTGGCACAACTATTGATAAAGACATTCCTCGATGTCGCAATTGCCACGACCACAAGCCAATGGATTGGAAAACTGGAGTTAGTGCCAAAGGCAAGGCTTGGGGCAAGTTTGACTGTTATGTTTGTCGAGATGTGATTTGGTATAACATCACAAAGGATGGCACTTGGAAACCACAGGAGGTCAGAGCATGAGCGGTTTACAGTTTATGAACCAAGACGGTGAATGGGAGTCATTTCCTACAGATGATGAAATATATGCTAGGAAAAGACAGCGCGAGGCGATCCTTGATGCGATGCAGATTAGGATACTGTGTAACTTATGCAACGAGCCAGTAGCCAAAGAGGAATTAGCATTCTGGGTCGAGGGTCAAGCATTAACTTGGTCTTGCAAGAAATGCCACGCGGTTAATGACTCAAAGCCGCAAATATAGAGGCTTCCGCACAGAGCGGGTAGTCGCAGAATATCTGAAGCGCTGGTGGGATGGCGCTACGGTAGGTCGAGGTTCTGGGCGCGACATTCTCAATGTCCCGTTCGACTGCGAGGTTAAGGCGCGCACAGGACTCGATGTCTCAGGGACACTCCGCCAGATTGAAGCTAGGACAGCCAAGAGTGGGCTATTGGGGTTTGCTTGCTTTCGGCTTAATGGTCAAGGTGAGTCGCCACAGCATTATGTAGCGATGTTACGCCTTAGCGATCTGGTGGAGTTACTGATAGCCGCCGGTTACCAGAAGCGCAAAGATGTAATAGTAGAAGGCGATATTAAACGCTGCCAGAATTGTGGAGAATGGACTATCAATGATCCCTGTAATTGGTGCGAGGATCAGTAATGCCGATCTATGAGTTTGAGTGTACTAATGATCGATGCGAAGCCAACCTTCGCTACGAAAAGGAGTTAAAAATAAATGAACCACACGATGTCGAATGCGGGTTCTGTCATGAACCAATGCGCAAGATTTATAGCTCTTTTGGTATTTCGTTTAAAGGGAATGGGTTTTACTCTACGGATAAATAGTTATGCACAACTGTGGATAACCTGTACAGATTACTATCGAACACGCTTACGCCACGCCCACTTTATACACATGCTTGACATGGCGAGTACACTCTTAGCAAGAGCCCATCAAGGGCTCAAGCCGCGCCTGAAAGGCGTAGCGCGGAAGGTTGCTAAAGTGTTAGTGGGAGTCCTATGTCTAGGCTTCGCCCAGCCAGCAGAGGCTCAATTAGATGCTAATAAATCTATTAGAGTATTAGCTGCATATCAGTTAACAGATGCTCAATATAAATGCCATAACGAGATTATCCATCGAGAGAGTCGATGGGATATAAATGCTATTGGTAATAAGACCGGCAAGAACCAGGTATACGGTTACTACCAAATAAAGTCTGAGCATATTAAAGGCAAGCCTTATGATGTTCAGTTCTGGGCTTATTGGTATTATGTAGCAAAGCGTTATGGAGTTACTCAGTATGATGAGCCTAACTATTGCAATGCACTACATCATCTTAAGACTAGAGGTTGGCAGTAATGGCAAAGCGCGGTGATCCTCGATTAAGCAGAGATTACAAGGCCTTCAGATTACGAGTACTGGCTAGAGATCAATGGTCGTGCTTCTATTGCCAGCAACCGGCGACAACTGTCGATCATATAATCCCAGTTAGCAAAGCACCTGATCTAGTAATCAATTATGAGAACGCAGTTGCGTGTTGCCAGAGTTGTAACAGCAAGAAGGGATCGCGTAACCAGGGCGTTTTTTTAGGTAGCAAGGCTACCCCCCCTGTCTTTCT